TATATGTAAATGAAAAAGAAATTTCTCATTGCAATGTTGCTTATGAGATTAGTTACTAATGATGGAGTATTTTTAAATGTCAGAAGACCAATCCCCAAAAACCAACCCGGAGAAGTCAGACTCTTCATCCGCAGACCCTGTAAAAGAGGACGAAAAAAAATCACCTCTAGATAAGGTGATTAGTATCTTATTGGGTGCAGTAGTATCTGCAATTATTGCTATGGTGTTCTTTAATTATTTGGTTTGTAATATCAAACATCCATTAAATTTACAATATCTCTACACCGTAAATGGATTGAGTAAAGATAAAATGCCTCCAAGTAAGTGTGACGATACCAACTCAAAATCTGTAGAAACTTTGGTTGGTTTACTTGCTACTCTAATTGCACTTAAAACTAAGCTTTGAAGATACGTCCCCAACCAGTCTTATCTTTTCCATTTTCTAACCAACGATAGGTTAAATCTGATTTCTTATATACAGCACCCTTACCGTTCGTTACTGCTCCCGTATAACCATCATTCAACGATCCGTATGGATCGTTTACTACGTAGTCTTCACCTTTCTTACCGATAACTACAAGCATGTGCCCACCAGTAGGTGCAGATAAAGAGCCGCGATGAAGAATCCCGATAACGACAGGTCTGCCAGCGGCAAGCTCACGATCAAGATCAGCAAAAGAAAGATTGTAACTAAAGTGTGACTTAATTCCATAACCTTCCAGAACTTTTGTCTGAACGGAATGGTCAGTTGAGTCACCAATTGCAAATACTTTTTGAACATAGGCATCATCACCCTTTGCTCCTTGAAGAGTACCTGGTTTGAAATACTCTAGACACATCGCACAAGAAGATGAATTACAGGTTCTGTTTGCATCTCTGTAATTATCTACTTGATTGAAATAAGGAACTGGAAGAACACCAGGAACAGTTGGTTTTGTTCTATAAATTCTAATCCAATTTGTAGAATCATCAAGCAAATCTGGATTCTTACCTACAAGATCAACCTCAAGTTGTTCTACTGCTGCAACATGTTTTGGGTTGTTTTCATCATAGTTTTTAAAAAAGTTATGAAGATCTACTCTCATAATTCTTACCTATCTTTACTCCGAATATTTATCCTAATTCACCAATATATTCGAGAGAAATAATATCATGCTCATCAATATTGGGATTTAACCATTCATTAAATTCTTGTTGGACGGCATATGCATTTTGATATTCCTCTTCATCATTAATATCACAAAGGTCGTGAATGCGATCAATTGCCCAGTCATGATTAATCCGAAGAGTTTCGATTAAAGTTTCCATAATCTTTACGCAAGTACCTGCCTAGAATATTGCTATTGTAATACAGAGGTCCACCATCGTCAAGTGATTCTTTCAACACATTATTTAAAAAAAGTTGACGAGTTTCTTCATAATTACAGTCTCCCTTAGTCTTATGAAGACTTATAATTTCTCTATTGAAAAATTCTTTACCATATTTTTTAATATCTTCTTTTAATTCTGGACAAGAACCATAATACTTTTTCCAATCTGATTCTTGTTTTACTCTTCGTTTTTTTCCCGGAGGAGTCCTAAAAGACCAAAAGTATTTCCTACCCCAGTACTTACGGTTATTTTTACTACAAGAAATAAGATATACAAAACCAAAATAATCTTGAATATGATCAGACTCAAAAATCTGGCCATTATATCTCCAAGGGTTCTCATAGCTCATTTAAATCATTTACAGAGCTATTATTTATCCTTCATCCTTAGCAAAGCGATTCTAGCAATAAAAAGGGGGTCTTGTCAACCCCCGTAAAATTATGTTATAATGAACTCACTTACCAAGGTTCTCTCACATAACTTCAGTTCTGTATTTTGCTTCAAAAATATTTCTAATTGCCTCAGAATCCATTTCCAACATTACATAATGAGCCTCTTCAATAGTATCAACTTGATTTGTATCAATTAAATATTCGAGAATAACATCATATGCATCATACGATTCTTTAGTTGTAGCAGCAGACTGTGCTGCTTTTTTCTTAAGTCTTTCCTGTTCTGCTTTAATATCTGATTCTACAGATTTTGTATCTACTTTTGCTTCTGGTTTTCCAGTTGTTGGAGTTTGATCTTTTTTCTCTCCAGGTCCTGGTTTATCTCTCATTCCAGAAATTTCTTGATAACCGGATTGCCCTGGTTTTACCTTAGAAGCAAGTTGTGGATTTGCTTTTGCCCACTGTTGCATAGGAGTTCCACTTTCTGCTTTTTTTGGTGCAGAAGATTTTGGTGCAGAAGATTTTGGTGCAGAAGATTTTGGTGCAGAAGAAGATCCTCCACCACTTGCAGAAGGAGTTGCAGAAGGAGTTGGTGATGGTTTTGCAGATCCTTTAGATGCTGCAGCATATCTTGCTTTAGACTCTGGTGACCAACTCATTGTTCTAAATTCACCTCCTTTAACTCTACCTTCTTTTCCACCAAGTTTAGCTAAAGCACTTCCTTTTAAGAAATCATCTTTAGATGATGTGGATGGTGATGGTTTTGCTGATACTTGTTGACCAGAACCTGCTCCTGCCATTTTAGATCCTACATATCCACCAACTGCACCTAATCCAACCATTCCAGCACCTTTTGCAATTCCTGGGAGTGCTGCTTTTGCTTTTGAAGCAATATCTTTTACCTTTTGGACACCTTTAACAAGTTTACCAACAACAGGAGCAGTTGCTGCTATTCTCGTTTTAGTCGCAACATCAGGTGCAGCATCTACAAATTTTTTAGTTACATCGGAAGGAGCACCAGCCTTATTCAATTTCATTCTTGCAAGTCTATCAACCGCTGCTGCTGTTTTAGCAGGATCTTTGCTTTTCATCATTTTTTTAGCAACTGCTACTCTAGCAGGTTTTGATGCCACTCTTCCTGCAAGACTAACAGCACCTTTTGCAACTTTTCCAATTAATGATCCTAAACCTTCATTAATTGCAAAATCAAAAATCTCTAATTGTTCTATAATATAATCTTCAGGAACTACACTTTCTGTAAGAATATTTTCATCAAAACTTAAATATTTTTCAATAATAGTTTCTTCCGAACAATCTAATAAGAAACCTATAATTGCTTCAGCACTATATCCTTCACAAACCATTGAAGCGGAAATGGTAGAAAGAATATCTTCTACCATTTCCGCTGCTTCTTCATCATAATATTCAGACTCTTCATTTAAAAAATCCTGATCCTTTATATGAACATGTTCATATAAAAAACCAAGATCATTAATAAAGTCTTGCGAAATTCTAGACATGGTTATAAATTTAATACCTTATATAAAGGTATTTATAAAAATCACTTACCGGGAAGTGCTTTTACTCCAAGTGCCTTATTGCGAGCAACATCAGATTGCCTTGCTTTTGTTAATGCTTGCTGTGCTTTTGCAGTATCATGCTTTTTATATGCACCAGCAAATAAAGATCTACCAATTCTTTCTAATGGATTAGAAGAAGTTTTTGCAAGTGATTGGGCACTTGGTCCTGCTTTATAAACTGCTTGACCACCTTTATACGCAAGATGCCCAGCAACTGATTGCCCACCTCTTTGAACTACACCAGTCTTAGCAAGACCAACAGTTTTTCTTTGAGAACCTACACCAGTGGTCATTGTGTTCTTTTTAGTGTCAAAAGTTGTTTTCCCACCAATACCTTTAATAGAAGTTCCTGCTTGACGTTGACGATTTGCAGATGCCATTGCTTTTCTTTCTTTTGCATTTGCACCAGCAGCTACATCAAATGCTTTAGATGCTGCAATCGATCCTGCTGTTGCACCACCAATTGATCCAACTGGACCAGCAACGCTACCTGCAGCACCACCTAAGGCACCCCCAGCAGCGACTGCAGCACCCTTAGCAAGTGATCTTGCCCATCCAGAACCTTTTGACTTTTCATCGGCAACGTCGAGTGCTGCAGCGGCAGGTCCAAGAACTTTACCCGCAACTCTACCAACTTTTCCAAGTCCAGATGGAACTTTAATTTTTGATCCTGAAGGTGGTTTTCCTCCAGAAGGTGATGGTGGAGGTGTGATAATAGATTTTCCACTTGGTCCTGTTCCCGCTGCTGCTCTTTTTGCTTTCAAATCTGCGGCAGTTCTTCTTGGATTAGTTACATCACGAACTTCAACTGGTTTAAATGGTTTAACTGGAGAACTGCTTGATCTTGTTGCTAATTGACCTCCTTTATTTGGATTAGCATTAAAATCAATATTCATTTGTCCAGGAGAAGATTTTGGTGCCTCTGGAGCACCGGCAGAAAAACGTTTTGCTGCTTTTACTGGTTCAGTACCAACAAATGGAACTTTTTTTGGATTTTTAAAATTTTGTGGTTTTCCAGATTTTGTAAACAGAGATCCTTGTCTTGCTTCTCCGGCATTTCTCACTGAAGATCCAGTGACTTTAGTATTTTTTGGTTCTGGAATATCCAATTGTCCAGGAGAAGGTTTTGATCCTTGAGAACTAGCAGCTGGAAGTCTTCTAGATGCTGGAATCGGTGTAGGATCAGTTGCAGTAAATGGAACTTTTTTTGGATTTTTAAAGTTTTGTGGTTTTCCACTACGAGTAAATAATGAACCTTGTCTTGCTTCTTCTTCACCAAGATAAGATTCTTCTAAAAATTGACTAAGAGATTTCATCTTCTTTCTTACTTTTTTTAGTTATTTATAAAAAAAGAGGGTACCAGTACCCTCTATAAAAAATTAATTTTTAAATTAGTCTCATTTAGATGGAGTTACTTTTGAATAACTTGGAGAATTTGGAGTAAAGTATCTTTGTCCAGTTGCGCTAGTAAATTTCATTCCTTTTTTTCCACCATAAACTGCAGGATATTCTGTTCCAGATGTTACTTTTCCACCTTTGCCACCGGGATCTGAAACAACTTTTTGTTCTATAATACTAGTTCTCCATTCTTCACTCATATTTGCCATGATTACTGCTGCTGCTTCTTCAGTTTCAGCATATCCCTCATCAATAAGATATCCTTGAACAATATCAAACATATCAAAACTTGCCATTTGAGTGCTGACAACGTTTTGACCTGCCTGACGCTGCTGAGATGCAAGTCTCATCTTTTGTAATTCCGCTCTTTGTTGCGCTAAAGATTGCCTTGCAGGGGCAGCAGAAGTGGTTGCAGGTGCTGCTGCTGTTGCTGCTGGTTTTGCTGCCGCAGGTGCTGCTGTTGCTGTTGCTGCTGGTTTTGCTGCCGCAGGTGCTGCTGCTGGTCTTGCCGCTGCTGGTCTTGCCGCTGCTGGTCTTGCCGCTGCTGGTCTTGCCGCTGCTGGTGCTGCTGGTCTTGCTGCTGCAGGTGCAGGTCTAGATGCTCCCGCATTTCCTCCACCAACACCAGTAGAAACTCCTGATGGATAATTTGTTACTTGTCTTGCACTTGAAGGTAAAGAAGAAACTGCAGGTCTTGAAACTGCTGATGCTCTTCCAGTTGCTTGCGGAGTTCCCGCATTTCTTGAGCGAGCAAATTTTGATTGATATGATTGACCAGTATTTGCAACAGGTCTTGTATACATTCTTACTGCACCTCCAGAACCTGAGGTTCCTCCTGCAGCATACTCATTCAGATATTCTTCATACATCTCTTCCCAGGTATACTCACTCAGGTCATAACCTTCTTCTACAAGTGAATTTACCCAGTTCTCAAAATCTTCTTGAACTTGCTCTTCAGTAAGTTCAATTTCTTCTTGAGAAGTATATACCGCATTATATGCCTCCATTAAGTTTGCGGCATCAGTTCCAGTAATTCTAGACATTTCTTTCTTTATTTTTATATAATTTTATTTATAAAAAAGAGGGTCTTATCGACCCTCATTATTTTTTTTATTTAACCATTCTTTATCGTAATCATAATCACCAAACAGAAATTCATCACATTCTGCTGCCTCTTTGTATGCGTTCAGGATTTCCTGTTCGCACCATTCGTCATAATTGGAATCCTGAGAAAGTATCTTTGGTAACATCTTGTTTAATCCCACCTACTATGTAGGACTCGACTTCTGTTTCTTGTGGAGCAACTTGAAGTCCCTTAGAGGAAATCCAATGCTCAGTCCAAGGAAGAGGATTATTTTTGGCGGGAATATCATAAAGAGGTTTTAGTCCGATTGCCTTCATTCTACGGTTGGCAATCCATTCAACATACTGTTGTAACAGTTTGTCATTTAGACCGATCATAGAACCATCTTTGAACAGATACTCTGCCCAAAGTTTCTCTTGATTTACAGCGTTCTCAAAAGTCTTATAAACCCATTGCTCCTCTTCTTTACTAATACGTGTCATTTCAGGATCATCACCTTCCTTCCACTTATTCAAAATGTTTTGAGTGATGACAAGATGTTGATTCTCATCGCGGGCAATTAGACCTATGATTTTTGCACTTCCTTCCATAAGCTTGAGTTCGCCAAATGCAAAACTGCAAGCAAAACTGACATAAAAGCGAATACCTTCAAGAATATTAACATTTGCAACTGCTCTGAACAATTTGCGTTTGAGTTCATATCTTGCTTCTTGTGCATAGGGTACTTGTTCTAAAGCGTGAACCCACTCATCCGAATTATCATATCGGTGCGCACTATTAATGAAATCATTATATGCTTCTGTTACACTCACAGCACGTTCTAGAATACGATCATCTTTTAAAATCGTATCGAAAACGTCAGATGGGTCTGAATAAACATTCTTAATAATATAAGTGTATGAACGAGAGTGGATCATCTCCATAAACTCCCATACTTTCATACATGCTTCCAATTCGGGAAGAGAACAGTATGGTGCAAATGCCATACCAGGACCTCTTCCCTGAACGGAATCAAGCATAACCTGATACTTCAGATTACTTGTAAAAATATGTTTTTGCTCTGGACGAAGAGATTGATAATCTCCCCTGTCTTTTTGAAGAGAGACCTCTTCAGGTCTCCAAAAATAACCTAGTTGTTGAGTTGTTAGTTTGTCGAAAATTGGATACTTGTAAGAATCGTACCTCTGGATTCCTAGTGGTTGTCCAAAAAACATAGGTTGTTTTTTGGTATCTACTTCCTGAGAATTAAAAACGGTCATAGACTCGACCATATTTTTATCCTCCAAACCTGTTTTAAATCTTACAAGACTCACAATCTTCCTCCTCCGTTTCTAGAATATCGGAAATTAAATTTTCAAGAGACTGACGGGTTTCCTCAACCTCATCATTCTTCATGTCGTGTGTATTTTGGTAGTAACTGGTTTTCCAGCCGTACTTATATGTAGTCAAGAGATCTTGTGCCATTACTGACACAGGAACTTCATTATCGGGATAATTTTGTGGATTATATGACCAGTTTCCAGAAATCGCTTGATCGAAGAATTTTTGCATAACTGCAACAATATTGATATAACCACGATTACTAGGCATATCCCAAAGAAGCGTATAAGCATTCTTAAGAGTTTGATACTGGGGTACAATCTGCTTAAGAGGTCCTTTTTTTGACTTCTTAACGGACAGATATCCTCTGGGAGGTTCGATTCCGTTTGTGGCATTTGACACAACGGAACTGCTCTCCGATGGCATCTGTGCGGACAGTGTTGAGTTCCTAACTCCATACTGTTTGACCTGTGCTCTAAGACCTTCCCAATCATATTTTAAGTTGTTAGGAACAATTTCGTCAACATCTTTCTTGTAGGTATCAATAGGTAGAATACCATTACCATACTTAGTACGATGAGAGTATTCGCAAGCACCCTTTTCTTTTGCAAGATTTGTAGTTGCCTTAATGAGATAATACTGGAATGCTTCAGTAAGATCGTGGACTAATTGCCACGCTTCAGGATCATCATATCCCTTGCCGTGCTTAGCAAGATAGTGTGCGAGACCAATATAACCTACTCCAAGTGACCTACGTGCTTTAGTAGCGATTTCTGCTGCCTTAACTGGATATCCCTGAAAATCAATCAGTTCATCCAAAGAACGAATAGAAAGATCACATAATACTTCTAGTTCATCATTAGACTTGAGTTTACCAACGTTGATGGCAGAAAGAATGCACAGAGCAATCTCACCATTTGGATCATCAATATGTTGAATGGGTTTAGTTGGCAATGTAATCTCTTGACAAAGATTACTCATT